TTTATTACTTGGTGGCTTATGTAATCCCTTCCGGGGGTGAACTAGGATCGACGGGCGTGTAAAGAGATGTGGAGTTTGTCCAGTTGGAACGAGGTAACGGCCAGTTTTTAAATGCAAACAAAAGAGCATTAGGGTTTGCTGACCTAACAGTCAGTATGCCTGCATTGAGATTAGCGGCGTAATAACCAATGATTTCAGGGGTCTGGCCCACCTTGCAACAGAACGGGCCGCAAAAATCCAAAAATTAACTGTAAGTGTCTGTCTCTGAATTGAGATCCAGTGCTTTTTCCACTGTGTCTCTGTCGTGTTTGTTGAGATTGCTCAACAGAGAATCACTCTGATTTAGAATAGTTCTGAGTGCAACACTGATACCCAACTGCTTACAGGCATTGGTGATCTGTTGCTCAACAGTCAGCCTGTCGAAGTTTTTTGTGTCAATCCTCGGATCCCTTTTGGCTTTTTCTGCCACGGCCTCCAGATCAACCGAGTCAAGCACGTCCGGCAATCCTGCGTCTGCTAGTAACCTGTCAATTGCACCGCTACGTGTCTCACCTGGTAGCAGTTCATAAACAGGGTTAAGTGCGGCGGAGTTCTCTTGATAGTCTCTGAAATAGGCTATCCAGTTTGGATTTTGTGCTATTCTTGTCATTAACAGTCTAGTATCTTCATTGTCAGCGAGTGATGTGTATGTGAACACGTCATTTAAAGTCTGTGAGTAAGTTCTTATTCCGGCCAGGTTAGACTTCTCCAAAGCGACTTGCGTGTTTATTTCTTCCCTGATTGCCACCAAGTCCGTTGTTGGATCTCCTGGTATTTCCGATAAACGTGTCTGTAGGGTGGAGAACATTGTAACCACCGAGTTAACCCTGTTATCCAAAGTTGTTTGGAAGTCTGTGGAGTCTGCTACTATACCGGCCAGGAAAGTTCTTAAGTTAAGATTGGCCGTGGCCGCGTTTGTGATGGCTAAATTCAATGCACTTGTGGCCCTCGAATTAGTATCAATCAATTGCATAATCTCTTTTAACCTTGTGAACACAGGTGCCGCACTGTCTTCTGTCTCGATAAATTTATTGTTGAGTGTGCCCAGGTGATCGTTCACATCTCTGCTTTTTTCCGAAGCAGGAACACCGTAAAGGTCCGGAATTAAATTTTGTATTGCCTGTACAGTGGAAAGTATCTCAAGGAAACTTGCTGTGTCCTCTGTGTCTGGATTTGCTAGGAAAACCACCGTGCCGTCTAATATGGTGCTGGTATGTCGCACAACATCTTTGAGGTAACGTCCAATTTGAAGATGAGGTTGAGCGTTGGCTAACGTTTCTAGTGCGTCATTTTTCTGTGTCGTGGTCAACACCGTGTTATCGTGTATCGCTTCATCTAACAAGAATTGAGACAAAATGAATTGGTGCCCATCATCTTTGTCGATTGCTTTGATCTCATTGATTGCGTTTTCAAGACCTTGGTTTGAAAATTCTGGAGTGGAGTTAACCAGTGATGCTAAACCCTTTCTAATTGGCATTATCTACCACCACCGCCATTGGCGAACACATTTGGTGATCCCTGTGCCACCGCTGTGCAAGTTGGATCTCCGACCCTGCCCACTGGAATTCGTTCCGCAAAAACATTGGGTGAACCACCTCTCAAGGGTGCTGTGTGTACACAACAACACACCGGACAGGCACAAGGTTTCAGGTGCGGGGTATTTCTATGCCCCAGGCCACTTACTCTCTTGTTGTTTGCGAATACCGTAAAGAATGCCTGTCCCCTGAATGGCGGTGAACAGTGTGTTCTTTCTCGGTCTCCTTTTCTTGCTATTGCTGGCATATGATTATTTATAGGAGTATGAAATCTGGATCTATTTCTTGTTGCGGAGGTGTATGGCGTCGGGTACCAGATGTGGCTTTTCAAGCCATCCAACCACGGGAGCCAGTATTAGGAAATACGCAAACCAATATGCCGTTCCGATCCTGCCCAACATGATCCATATGCCTTCTGCCGGCATAGCACCAACATACATCAATAAGAAGAAGTCACCAACAAGGAACCAAGTGAACTGTTTCCATATTGGTCTGTATATAGATGATCTTATCTTGCTAGTATCAAGCCATGGTAATAATCCCATCACACCTATTGCTGATACCATTGCTATTACTCCTCCCAGTTTGTCGGGTATGGCTCTTAATATCGCATACCAAGGCAAGAAGTACCATTCAGGTACAATGTGTGCGGGTGTTACTAATGGATTTGCTTCTATGTAATTGTCTGGGTGTCCAAGTATGTTAGGAACGTACATCAAAAATAGCATGAAGCACAATACAAAAACCAAAAATGCATACATATCTTTCACCGTCACATAAGGATGGAACGATACCGTGTCCCTCGTGTCTTTTGGTTCAACACCTGTTGGATTGTTGGAACCAGTCATGTGAAGTGCAATGACATGGAACAATACCACGCCTACGATTAAGAATGCTATCAGCCAATGCAATACAAAGGCCCTGTTCAGGAATGCATCTCCAACTGCGTAATCTCCCCATAACAGGGTCACAATGGAATCACCAACTAAAGGGATGGCTCCGAACAAACTTGTAATTACAGTCGCTCCCCAATAACTCATCTGTCCCCAAGGTAAAACGTATCCAAGGAAAGCAGTTGCCATCATTAGGAAGTAAATTACTATTCCCAGTATCCACATCAACTGCCTAGGTTCTTTGTATGAACCAAAATAGAGTCCGCGGAACATATGTAGGTACACTGCGATAAAGAAGAAAGATGCCAAGTTCATATGGGCATACCTTATCAACCAACCGTAGTTCACATCTCTCATGATGTGTTCCACACTGCTAAAGGCATCATCCACGCTAGGTTTGTAATGCATACCAAGTACAAGACCTGAGATGATTAATCCTAACAGGCAGAAAGTCAATATTCCACCGAAACTCCAAAAATAATTTAGGTTCTTTGGCACCTGGAAGTCCAGATATTCGTTCTTGAACATCCTGAAGATAGGTAGCCTGTTGTCTACCCAACCTAATACACCTGTGAACGGGGAACTGTTTTCTTTAACTTTGTTGGTGTTTACTGGTTTGTAATTCTTATGTTCCATATGGGATCCGAATTACAGTTTGAATTTGCTGAACTGGCCTTTTTTGACGTCCTGTTTTATGCCACCAATGATGTAGGATTCAACTTCTGTCTCCTGTGGAGCCACCTGCACACCTTTGCTTGACAACCAGTGCTGTGTCCATGGCAGTGGATTTTGTGATGAGGACACGTCATAAAGTGGATCGTATCCTAATGCTTTCAATCTTTTGTTTGCGATCCATTCAACGTATTTGCCTAACAGTTTTTCATTGAGTCCTATGATAGATCCATCTTTAAATAAGTGTCTTGCCCAAGCCTTTTCTTCTTCAACACAGTCCTTGAACATCTGTATAACAGTCTTTTCTGTGCCTTTGATCGCTTTGGTCATCTCAGGATCGTCTCCCTTGTGCCAGGCTTTGATCACGTGTGTGGATAGGTTAAGGTGTGTTGCTTCATCTCTTGCGATAAACGAAAGTATCTTTGCAGATCCTTCCATAAGTTTCAGTTCGCCAAAAGCGAATGTACAAGCAAATGAAACATAGAAACGCAAACCTTCTAGTAGATTTACTGTGTTCATTGCGAGATATAATTGTTTTTTGAGTTGTAACATATCAACTTTCTTGCCTACAGCGTAGTCCAATGCCATGTTGCCAAACTTGTCATACTCGCCTGTCACTGACTTGGCTCTCTTCAATATTTCTTTGTCATTTACAATAGTGTCAAACACTTCTGTTGGATCTGCGTACACGTTTTTCATGATGTGTGTGTAAGATCTTGAATGGATAGTTTCAAAGAAGTCCCAAGTCACTATGCAACCTTCCAGTTCCGGATTGCTGACATATGGCAAGAACATAAGACTAGGTCCTCTGCCCTGCACACTGTCCAACAGTGTTTGGTATTTTAAATTTGCTGTGAAAATGTGTTTCTGTTCAGGTCTGAAGTTCTGGAAATCTGCTCTGTCCTTCTGCAGTGATACCTCTTCTGGTCTCCAGAAGTAACCGATCATTGTTTGATTCAGTTTGTCGAACTGCGGATACTTGAATTGATCGTATCTCTGTACTCCGCCATCCTCGCCAAAGAACATAGGCTGTTTTGTGAAGTCAACTTCTCTCTGATTAAAAACTGTTTTTGTCATAATAAATTTTTGTTAAATTGTGCAGGCTTCGCATTCACCGTCTTCGTCCGCCGCGACTGTACTTATTTTTGTTTGCCCATTTACCCTGCCATGACCGTTCACAACAGGTGTGTCACTGTTTGCAAGTTCTACTTCTTCTCCCTCTTCTTCCTGTATAACTGCACTCAATCCTGCTGGTTGGACATCGTCCTCCTCGCCTTTGAAATCATAAGTGTTTTGATAATAACTTGTTTTCCAACCCATTTTGTATGCTGTAAGCATATCTTGTGCCATTGCTGATAGTGGCACTTCGTTGTTTTCGTATTGTAGTGGATTGTAACTCCAATTTCCTGATATTGCTTGGTCAAAATACTTCTGCATCATTGCCACCACATTGATATAACCTTCGTTGCTTGGCATCTCCCATAGTAATGTGTAATCGTTTTTTAATTTTTGAAACTCGGGCACTATCTGTTTCAGTGGACCTTTCTTGCTTTTCTTTATAGACAACAATGCTCTTGGTGGTTCAATGCCGTTGGTTTCGTTACTAACAACAGAAGAACTTTCTGATGGCATCTGTGCGGATAATGTGCTGTGTCTTAAGCCGTGTTTTGCAATATCTTTTCTTAAACTCTCCCACGCCATACGTTGTTTGTGTGGAACTATCTTGTCGATGTCCTTTTTGTAGTGATCTATCGGCAGTTGTCCTTCGGCATATTTTGTCCTTTCGAATCCTTCACACTTGCCTCTTTCTTCTGCAATGTCACAACTTGCTCTCAACAAATAATATTGGAAAGCCTCAGACAGTCTATCTACTAACTCCCACGCCTTTGGATCTGAATACTTAACACCGTTCTTCGCGAGATAGTGTGCTAAACCAATGTATCCAATACCAAGGCTTCTTCTTTTCTTTGTAGAAACTTCGGCGGCCTTGACTGGATAGTTTTGGTAGTCTATGATCTGTTCTAGTGACCTTACACTTAGGTCACACAAATTTTCTAGTTCACTTAAATCTTTTAATGCACCAACATTTACTGCCGAAAGTATGCAGAGTGCAATCTCTCCTTGCTCGTCATGAATGTCTTGAATGGGTACAGTAGGCAATGTAATTTCTTGACATAGGTTTGACATTGATATCTTGTCTTTGAAACTGCTGTGCGAATTACAGTGGTCTATGTTCATTATATAGATCCTTCCTGTTTCTGCTCTCTCCTTTAGCAGATCAAAGAAAAGGTCCTGTGCCTTAACTGTTTTCTTAGGTATGGTTTTGTCTGCTTCATATTTTCTGTATAGATCGTCAAACTCTGGCATACCATAGGCGTCGTATAAACCTGGTGCCTGGTGCGGAGAGAAAAGTGTAATATCTTCGTCTTCCATGAATCTTTCATAGAACAGTTTACTGATCTGTATTGAGTAATCCATTCTTCTAACTCTGTTGTCTTCTGTGCCTTTGTTATTTTTTAAAACTAATATGTCTTCAATCTCCGGATGCCATATTGGAAAGTGTACAGTTGCGTTTCCGCCACGCACACCATTCTGTGTACAACATCTCACAGTTGATTCGAATTTCTTTAGGAACGGAATGACTCCAGTGTGTTGGACCTCCCCTCCTCTGATTTTACTATTGATACCTCTGATACGTCCTGCGTTGATTCCTATGCCTGCTCTTCTGGCAACGTATAATCCTATCGCCATATCGCTTGAAAAGATTGAAGGCAACGTGTCATCACTGTCCACTAGAACGCACGAAGCAAATTGTCTGATAGGAGTTCTCACACCCGCCATCACTGGCGTAGGAATGTTTATCTTGTGCTGTGAGATAGCATCGTAATATTTTTTAACATAGGACATTCTAGTCTTTGTAGGATAGTCAGCAAACAGTGTTGCCGAGATCATCATATACATATCTTGCGGAGTCTCATATATTTGTCCTGAACTTCTGTCCTGTACAAGATATTTGTCCACTATCTGTCTTAGTCCTGCGTATGTGAATTTAAGATCTCTATCTCTTTTGATCCAAGTATTGAATTTTTTGATTTCGGTCTTTGTGTACTTCTCCACAATGCCTCTATCGTACACACCTAGTTTTATGTTTCTTAGAATTAATTTTAATAAGGGAATGTATTCATATTGTCCGTGAGCCTCTTTCCTGATATCATATGATAGAAGCCTTGCCGCGGCATATTGATAGTTGGGCGTTTCAATACTAATAAGATCATTTGCTGATCTCACCAAAACGTTTTGTATGTCTTTGGTAGTCATACCGTCATAGAACTGTATGTTAGAATTAATTTCTATTTGTGAGGCTGACACGCCAGAAAGATCTTCACAAGCCTCTTCAACGACGAAATGAATTTTATTGATGTCTAATAGTTCTAGCCTGCCGTCTCTTTTTTGAACTTTGATCGTACTAGAGTTTGTGTTCGGCATTAAGTTTTTTAAAATTTTGTTTCTTGATTTTGTTTTTGTTGTATCCATATTTATCTAATTCTGTGTTTATATAATTTTTTTGTATTTTTTGTCATAGTCATTTGATTAAAACTGCAACGTCGTTTTGCAATTTTATAATATACCTATATTACGATGAAAAAAGTTTTTTGTCTAGTGTATAATAGATTTATTTTTTGGACAACTTAAGGTATTATACCAATATTTCTATTTGATATTCCATTGTTGCATCTGTGCTTGAGTCAGATGTGGATGTGAATTGTACCCTGATTGTGTCATTACCAGCAGTTGAATCACCATCTGATGTTCTTGCTGACAGCGTTACACCAACGTCACTGGTCTCTTCATAGTCATCATTGTGTGTGCAAAGTTCTCCTGCCGCACTGATTGTGAATACTCCTGTTCTGTATTTGGCACCTCTGTTCATCTTGTAAGTGACCCTCACTCCCTTATCATTAAATCCAGGAAGATATATTCCTGTATCGGTGGCCGACGATGTGTTGTCTGATAAAGTAATCTGTTTCACTGCTTTGGTGTGTAATCCTATGCCCTGTACTTCTGGTGGCGTGTTTGATGGATCAGTTGAATCGCCAAAGTTTGTATCTCTCTGACTAGTTCTTTCAAAAAAGTCAAACATTGACGTGCATTCGTCGTTGTCGAACTGTATCACAGGAACTTCGTTGATAGAGTTAACTCCCTCCATGTTGTTTGCCACGTCTTCTGCATAAAAATTACCAGTTGATAAAATATGTCTAGGGCCAACCCCTGTGTCTGCTCCCGAAGCCGGTGCTACAAGTATTGCCTGTTGCGAAATTGTTGCCCAACTTGAACTGACAAAATGCACTCCTCTTGGGCCTTTTGTTAGACCGTCGGTGCTACCGTCCATTGACGCTCCAAGTATTGCTCCATAGTATGCTGTCTTGAAATCACAATTTGTGAATCTCATATTTGTCACATCAAACGATAAGTCAACCAACCTAGCAAATTTTGTGAATTGACACTGATCAAAAACTATGTTGCTACAAGGCAATGCTGTCGTGGATCTTACTGTTACACCTTTTGAATTAGATGCGTCTGTACCGCCTGATGCAAATGAACCTTGGAACTTGCAATTATTGAAATAGACGTGTGTGGCGTTGTCGATTGAAACTCCGCCGTATGCCACAGTGTTCCTGAATGTCATGTTTTCTATCTGTATTTGTGTTGGAGTGGTTGCTGATGATCCACCAATACTTCCATAAGTTTGACCTTCATCATCTTCTGTAACAATCACTGCGTTGTTTCCTGAATTTCTTATGACACTTTTGTCTGTTCCTTCACCAACAATGTGGGCGAATGGTGGCACTGTGATCGCAGTGTTGACTCGGTAAACGCCAGCAGGAAAGAAAAGTATTCTTCTTGCTCTCGTGTCATCTTGGTCGGTGTCAGAGTAAAGTTCATCTATTGCTCTCTGGATGGCACTCGAATCGTCTGTTGAATTATCTCCCACTGCACCAAAGGCCTTGACTGACACACTGTCGTCAAGTGTTTGTTGTATGGTTCTAGTTACGTCACCGGATGCTCCAGTTACTATCGGCGTCGATGCTGATCCAAGATATCCTCTGTAAACGTAGCCTCCCGATGAGGCACTTGTTGTAGAATTTGCTGTTAAAACTTCTGTGTTGCCGACAGCCGGCGCACCGTCTGCCACTGTGCCGTTTCCTATGTACAATCTCTGATCATCTATAGACCAACCCAGTTCTCCAGCCGCTAATTGGGGCAGGTCAGTCTTTTTTCCACGTCTGTGTTGTATTCTAGATATCTGTACTATCGGCATATATGCTATTTAGTAGATTAGTATTACTCAATTATTGCAATAATTTTTTGATATTTTGTGCTAATTCTTTGTGAGCGAGTTGATTTGCATGGCCACCTATGCAGTAGTATGGCGTGTCCATATCATCAACCTGGGGGAAGTTTATCATTTTTTCTTTCAATCTAGAAAATGTGTTTTTGATTATTTTATCTCCTATATTTTTGTCTTGCATTAGAGAGGACAGTTCATTAAATGTTCCGTTATTTACTAGCCACCAATCAGCAGTATTTTTGTGATTTGCAACGTAGGATGTTAAAGTCAATAGTACGTTGTGCCATGTGATAAGATTACTTTCTTGCGTGTTGTTAAGGAGTTTAAACTTATGATATTCTTTATGTTTCATTGTTGAAAGCCATGTGGTGTTAAAATCAATCCATTTGTCTTCAACATACTCACACCATCTTTCTATGCCGCTTGGCTGGATAAAAATCACACTTTTGGTTTCCGTTGTTTCCAAATGTTGAATAATGAGTCTCGACATCGTTTGCAGACTTGTACCACTTAGACCATGATTGACACCTTGTAAAAGTCCTGCGTAGGAATTTTGTTTTTCTTGGGTAAGCATATCTTGATATTGTAAATCAGTCAAATGTGAAAAATCCGGCCGTATTCGATTTGGTAATTTTATCAATTCATTATAACTAAGGTATCTAGGATAGTTGTCAATAAATTTGTAATCAACAACCTCGTCTCCTGCAGTAAAACTATCACCAAAAAAATGTAATACCGGCTTATCCATTTATAGTATTTTCTTATAATATTGTTCCAATTTGCTGTACCACTTGCCCACCCAGTGATCGTAATTATCTACGTCGAATGTTTGATATTCATTGTTCTGTGTGCATATGAATATACGTCCCGACTTGATTTCAGTGTCGTACATCTTATTGTGTGCCTCGGAATAGGCGACAAGTTGTAGAAAATAATCTTCCACCCATTCTTTCTTTTTAAGTTTACGTGCCTGCTTGAAATCCATGATGGCAGGTTCTCCCTTGTACACACCGACTAGGTCTGTGGTGCCGGCGTAAAGTTCTGGATAATAAAGAGAAACCTCAGATCCCCACACTTCGCTGACATCCTGTAAGCCGTTGTCTATTATCACATTGGCCATTGCGTGTGCTTTTTGATGTATGAGATTTGATCCAGGTTTTCTTTGGATGCCTTTAACGTGTTTCTCTAATGAGTTGTGCATAACAGTTCCTATGTTTGCACTCTCCGTTGTGATCTGTTGTGCCTTCTCCGCACCTACCCTTTTTCTCCAGGCGTGTAGGTGAGTCATGTCTTTAGTGGCACTCAGCACAGTAGTGACGCTAGGAACTTGCCTGCCGTCAGGAGTGGAGTAATGCCTTTTTCCGTTCTTGGAAACTTTTGATAAGTCACCATACGGATATTTTTTAATGTAGGCGATTCCCTTGCTGTAAAGAACGTCTTCGGATATTTTCATATGCATAATTATACATTATAATGTCATATATTTCAACTGATAATATTACCAGCATAAATGCTGAACTATCAAACTACTGCAACGCGGCCTGTCCTATGTGTGCAAGATTTTTCATAGACGGTCAATTGAACAAAGAAAAAACTAATAGCATTCATACAACACTGAGTTTCCTACAGGATAAAATTGGTGATCAAATTATCAAGAAACTGAAACAGTTCACCAGTTGCGGAAACTACGGTGACGGAGCAATGAACCCTGAATGTGTAGAAATTTATAAATGGATCAAAGATATAAATCCAACTTGTAGTTTGTCTCTCCATTCTAATGGAGGAGCAAGAAACGCAATTTTCTGGCAAGATCTTGCTAAACTAGGAGTCCATGTTACCTTTGCCATTGACGGTCTAGAAGATACAAATCATCTCTATAGACGTAATGTTAAATGGAAAAAATTAATGACTAATGTAAAGGCTTTCATACAAGCCGGCGGTCGTGCATCTTGGGATATGTTGGTCTTTAAACACAATCAAGACCAGGTAGACGAATGCCGTCAACTATCTGAGGCATTAGGTTTTGTAAATTTTACCTTCAAGAATAGTGCTAGGTGGTCGGATTTTGACAGTGCAGGCAACTGGCATGAAAAGGAAAAGATAAAAGTTGATGGATATGAAATAGAACCTCCTAATAATGTCGAGGTAGAAGATATAGGTAGCGGCGGAAACAGCCAAAAGGTTAACATAACTAAAGAAGAAGTTAATACCAAAGAAATTAAGTGTTATGCCTACAATCTTGAAAAAAAATTTGTAGAGATATATCTCGCTGTAAATGGTGACGTATCTCCTTGTTGCTGGTTAGGTGATCTTAAAACACATGAATCAAAAAATATAATAAAGGACTACACAAAAGTTAATTTGAATCATTCTTCTCTTGACGATATATTACAAGGTGATTATTTTCGTCAATTGGAATATGGGATAAAGGGCAAGGAAGGTTCTTATAGACTGCACACTTGCTATATGACTTGTGGCGTTAGAGTTTGATAGCAGACTCCAGGTCAGGTAAAAGTTCTCTCCAGGTTTTAGTATTTTTCCTGAACTGATCCTGGGCATCATTGAATCTTACAAACATCTTTAGATATGCATTCCTTTGATCTTCTGTGAATACTTCTCTCCTTAGAGCGTCTATGTGTGTTGAGATTTCATTGACATAACTTGGTGTGTTTAGATCTTTGATTTGTTTTTCTAACTTATCTGCGACTTTTAATTTGTATTCGGGTGGAGCAATATCATAATCACAGATCACTGGATATTTCACGTGTGAATAGTACCCACCTATTCCAGCATTGCCAGGCGATGTTTCTTCAAAAAATTCGCACAGATCCACTATCTGGTCTATGTTCAATAATTGGATTGCAGGCCCATATGATATTTTGCCCTTTTTAGTTTTTTCTATAATTTCGTTGTAGAATTTTAAATTTCTAAGTATGGTGTTCCAATCGCTGGGATATCTTATGTATCTGTTCCTATCTCCTATGCCATCAATACTCGCGGCGACCATCCACTCTTTCGTTTTGCCAAGCCAACGAGTCAACTTAGGATTTACATTTGTTAAATTGCTACTTACAAGTAAATTCTTTTCTGCAAGTGTATTGTTATCATCAAGATATTCTAACAATTCCCAAAATTCTTTTATAACGGTTGGCTCTCCCCCGATAACCTGTAGGTTAGTAACATTTTTACTCACATATTCAAAAACTTCTAGTCTTATTTTTTTGTCCTTGAACCAATCATATGCCACATCTAATTGTCCTGTCCAGTTGTTGACATTTCCACTCTGGCTTTTGACCCATTTCAAAAACTCTGGATCATTTTCTCCCATTTTGATTAATTCTTTTCCTATGGTAGTTGAATAATTTTGGCTACACATTTTACATGAAAGATTGCAAAGGTTTCCAAAGTGTAATTCTAAGGTGTTTGGTTGTTTGTTGTAAGTGCCGTCTTTGCCGGTGTCTTTAATTAGATCCTCCATTCCAAAATCGTCACGCATGGCTTGGTGTCCAAGTTCCTCCTGTTGATAACACCTTCTGCAATTATCATGTTTTTCTCCGTTCATTAATTTCACACGCATTTCTTTCATATATTCGCTATTCCATGAGTCGGAAATTTTATCTCTGGTCATATTGAAATGAAAATAGCCATCATCTTTTGTAATATTATCTTGATTCATACAGCAAATTCTATGGTTGCCAGATGTTGAGATGTAAATTTGTTTCCAAGGAAAGTTACAAAAAGTTTTAGACATTTCTGATTACCTCCGATACAGGAACACTGCTATCAAACCTAGCAACGAAATCGTGGTGGCGGTTAAAAAGATATTTGTTGAAGTTCCATGTTGGTTTGCCGTGCTTGATAAAAATGATATGCTCAAGGTTGGTCTTTTTCAACACAGGAAAAGTAACTTTGAATTTACTTTCATAATATTGACTTATTTCTATGTCATCTCCAGGCTCTTGTTTTCCAAATTCATTTGTTGGAAGTGCCATTGGAACCACATTGCCTGCCTCATAAACTTTTTGCATGTCGTGAATTTGTTTGGTGAATCCACAGAATGATGCACTATTAAACACGAGAATAGGCCTATTGATAAATTTTTCAGACGACACTAGTCCAAGTCGTAAAGACTCTAAGTTCAGTTGTAATAACTTATCTTGCATATTAGTAGTTATGGTAGATCTATTTTCGCTTATTCATGGCTGACTTGGCCATCTTCTTAACCACGTCGGTTGACCCTTGGTTGTCAAAATCCATTTCTGGATCGTCTTCTGCATCTGCATCCGTTTTCAAAACTATCTTTTCATTGTCAAAATCTTTGACAACATTCTTTAGGGTTTCTCCTGCGTCATATAATCGTTTGAAAAGGTCGTAATTAAAAGCCGGATATCCTGTGTTCCTCATTATTTCTTGCACAGCATCAAAACTTATCTCCGCCGATCTGTTTTTGTCATCTGCATCACCTGTAACGTTCATCAACGTGTTGACCAATGCTGACTCTAACTCTTTGTCTGTGTTTTGGAATTCGTATAGACGCATGGAATTACTTCCCTGCTAGTTTGCCGTACAATCTGTTGGACGCTTCGAATACTTCCTTGGATTCTCTTTGCTCTCTGCCTTCGGGCTCTGTGCCACCCGCTTCAGCATCAGAGGCTCCAAACTCATCTGTCTCTGCATCTGGATCCAGTGAGTCTAGATCTGTGTCCATGTCCATCGTGTCCTCGGCGCCCATAGGGTCTGATGCTACTTCTTCTCCGGTCAATATCCTTACACCGTTGTCTAGTTCTTGCCTAGTTGTCGTTAAAGTGGCCTCCGCCTGTTCAATCGCTGGCTGGATTTTTTGTAGGAAAGCGTCTGCCTTTTCCGCTCCCATTTCGTCTCTGATTCTGTCTGCTAGTTCTAACATACCTTCTGTTTTCATTGATGCTAGATCTTCCAAGTAACCTGTGACTTTGTCCATCATGTCCTTGGCCGCTAATATTAATTCTGATTGTTCTTCAACACCCTCGTTCTGCAACATCTTGCTGACTTGCTTCTTCTCGTTTGGTGATAAAGATAGTCCTTTGTCTAATTTTGTCTTTGCACTGATTGCCGTTGAGCCTGCTTTCACCTCAGGATCTGTAGACATTGATCCACCATACTCACCAAGTTTTCTTTCTTGTATTGCTTGGTTAATGATGTCTAACATCATTTGGCTTTTCTGATAGTTGTTGTCCTTAAGTTCCTGCCCAAAGTGTGTGTTCTGTGTGATCTCGTGTATCTTAGTTCTCACGTGATTTGCATAATCTTGCAGTTCTACTTCGTTTAGATTAGATAGATCCATAGTTTGTTTGAATCTAGATTCAAACTCTGACAATAATGATTCAGTTGTGACTGGTTTTGTTAGTTCAGTGCTCTTCATATAAGATTATTTAGCCATTATGCACTAAAGGTTGATTGGAAAATATCTTGTATCCTGCCTTTGTATTCGTCCGCTAGGCGGTGTGCGTCTTCCAATTTGAGGTTGTAGATTTCTACCTGTTCGTCATCATCCTCTTTTTGTGCTTGTTTTAGCATTCGTTTGCAGTTTGTTATCTCAAAAAGGTAAGAAGCAAAACGTGTGTCGTATTCGATCACGGTGTTGGGTGCAGGTTTGTCATCAGCAAGGTGGTGGGCCACCAATATCGCTGTCTGTTTCAAATTGATGTCTTCGTAAAGCAGTTTTGCCTCCATCATGTCTGCTATCACATAAACGTATCTTGTGCCTGTGCTTTTCTTTGGAACTATGGCTATGTTGCCTATAAGGATTCCTTTTGAGAACTGCTTGGGTAAATGCCTGAAAGGTCTTTTTGCTTCGTGTTTGTGTGCCAGAGTCGCAAGTTTGTCCTTGAGTCCATAGGCCTCAATCTGTCGTACAAGTTCACTGAATGGTTTTTGTTTATCTCTGTTTTGCATTTTTCACAAACCTTATACGCCTATTTAAAGCATATTGCATACCGTCGTCAAGTTTTTTCCTGACATAAATGGCTTTGTCAGCGAGCACCCTGGCTATGTGAGCCTGCTCGGGTGGTAGTTCTCTGTCTGTGAATGATTGTTTGTCCTTGTGCCTATCAACAAATTCCAATTGTTCTTCGGTTAAGAAGACTCTGACGTGCGGCGCTATTTGTACAAACATTTTTTATTATTTTTTTTGGTAATCTACTTTGATTATTAACCAGGCATCTTCATCAGGATAACCACCACTGTAGATAATAATCCTGCAACGACTGTGCCTGCTGTCGCTATAATTGTTTTTGAAGTGCTTTTATGACCTGCTGTCATCTCTTCGTTCATTTTGCCTAGACGTACTTCAATCGCACTCAGTCTGTCGTGTAGACCTTTGTATCTCTCTGAGCAAAGATCAACGTGTGCTTCTAGGTTCTGTTTTTCTAATTCTGTTGTACTCATAAATCTTTCCAAATCTTTTTTGAGGTATCGTACCTCCATTAGTAGAGCCTGTAAATGAGCCTGAATCATTGCCTGGTTGTGCCTTTTGATGTTTAATTGTTGTGCCTAAAAATATACTTTTATTTATTTTGATAGCCACCATACGTAAAGTATGTGTTTATTATGTCACCTGACAGTCCGCTGATCACTTTCTGTTCTGTAGTGCCTGTATTAGTGGCCGGTTTGTGCAGGCTCATTGTGGTGAAAGTTGCAATGGGGAAGTGGGCAGTATTTTTGCAGTCAGTAATTACCGGCACCAAATTGAAGTCTCCAACTAGGTACTCTGTTGGGTCACCAGCGTTACCAAATACGTCTGTCTGTTCAGTGAAAAACTTGAAGTGCCACGATGTATGATGTCCTTCGTAATACATACCAAATTTTGTGGTGCGAAGGTCATGATTGATTCTGATAGGATCTTCATCGTATATGATGTTACCTCTTATCTGCAACATCTGTATCATTGTGTCGAAGTTGCTGTTTTGATTCCGTGCGATACGCAGTGTGTCCTTTCCGTCGATCAGGTCCCCCGCGGCAGTGCTGAATGGAAATGTCTTTGCGAGGCTTCCGTTCCTGGTGATGTCCACCAGAGTATGTATCATGTACATGTGCATTGATTAGCCTTTGATTTCTTCTACAGGCTTTTTAACAGCGTTTTCTGGAATAAGTTTTGAGAGCCTCAAATTAAAAACTGTTTTCTTTCTTCCATTGTTTAATAAAAGCACCGGATGACCAAACTTGTCATACTCTATGTCTTTTACTGTTAGTTCCGCAAGATCCAAACGCCCTGCTTGTATCTTGTCACCTATCTCTATCTCTACTGTAAATTTCTTTGTCATTGAAATCTCCTTTGCGAATATTTACACAAAAGAAAAAGGGCGAACCTAATTAAAGATCCGCCCTTTGGTAATTTAGAAATTAACTATTACGAGTTAACTCTAGCGTTTGATAAACCGTATACCGCTTCTGCACCCGCTGATGTTACGCCATCTGCTGGTAGGTATCTCACTGTTACGTGAACACCACCTGCTGAGTCGTTCTCATCGATTCTAGCAAGTATTGAAGTTTCGATATCTGCTTCTGCATCTGCGATAACCCCTGGGTCAGATGAATCTGCTTGGTTTGGATCCAAGTTGATGTCACCTGCAGAGTCCGCATTGTTTAACTGACCAGGCGTACCTTCCATTATGAATTGGTACGTGTCAATTAACTCGTCTTCTGTAATAGAAGCACCGTCTGCCGCATCTCTTTCTGTCGCTTTACAACCTAGTGCATAAGATTTTGCAAGTAAAGTTCCTTTTTCTTGGATTATTTCACTGCAAATCTCAAATGCTGAGTCTTTTGCTTCAGGAGTTGTTGCTGTTGTAGCCATGTCAACGTCAAAGATCATTTCAACTGATGTTAAACCTTTACCATTGAAAGATTGTCTTCTAGACATGTTGCCACTGTTATTTGGTGTTGCTGGCATTTTAGTTTCTCCTTATATTAACTATTAACTAACAGCCGCCGCAGTTAAGATACCAAGTTTAGTTTCTGTTACTGTTGCACCAGTTAAGTCAGCCGCTACTCCAGGGAAATCATCACTAGATTGGTCTAATGTTCTAATGTAAGCCTGTAATGCCGCTTTTGTTGTTGTACCGGAAAGAGTGTCCAATTGGTCAGTTCTCACCAAGTACGATTTTTGTGTGTCCGAATCAACCAATGGACCTTCTGCTAATATTCTTAGTCCTTGATGTTCGAATGCATGTCTAACCATTTGTAGACCTGCTGTTGTTGAGCCTGTAGTTAGGTCACCTGTTTCTGCTGAAACGTCAACGATGAAGTCAACAGTAAGGATTGTTAAATCAACACCTTCTGCTTCAAAGTTTTGGTTCAGTGAAAAGTTACCTTTACCACCTGCTACTTTTGTTCCGTCATAAGACATTCTATTATCCTCCTAAAATGTTATTATGCTACCTGTGTATCAGACAAGTCTCTGTCAGCCGCTGTTGCTGAAGAAATTGTTGCTGTTACTTTGTCAGGTGTTAATGCGTTTAATCCTCTGATAGCCGCTTGGATTGCCGCAACTGTTGTTGTTGAACTGATCGTGTCTAAACTGTCTGCTCTAACCATGAACGTTTGTTCAGTGTTTGAGTTTCCTAACGCACCAGCACCTAAGATGTTTACTCCTTGGTTTTGGATTGCTTCGAAAGCCAATTTAAGACCCGCAGTGTTCGCCGATGCTAAACTGTGAGTAACCTCACCGTTCATCGCCGAAATGAAATCAACCGTGATAAAGTCAACTCTTACACCTTCGTGCTCAATTGCAAGATTAGGTGAAACAAAGTTTCCTGGACCGCCGGCTGGTATTGTTGAGTCGTATGCCATGATATATCCTCCTTTTTTTCTCTGATATTATGACTATGCCACCGCTCCGGTGACAGTTGTTTGTATTTAGTGGTAAAGTTGGTAAATTAAGCGGTAATATTACTATTTTTAACTATTTCTTGCACTTTTCTGGCAATATCTGTGTTTGGAAGTTTGCTTCTCAAATATTGCAATAGTTTATCTGCTACTTTAATCTTGTTCTGTGCGTTAAGATTTTTAAAGTCGGATATCGCCCTTCTCAGGTTACGATAGTTGGCGTCCTGTATACCTAGCGATCTTTCAAGTGTCACCAAGAACTTAAACGGCTCCTCCCACGTTCTCAGATATCTTCTGAGAGCCATAACTGGTACCGGCTGTCGTTGTCTCATTGCCTGTGCCTGGTTTTTGTTCTTTAATTTTTTTGTGATGTCTGGATCTCCGGCAACTATGGCCAGCATATTGGCCAGGTCATTGTTGACCATTCTGACCTGATCAAAAGTGCCTTTGGCCATGGTTTGGTCTGCGTAAAGATTGGTAAATGATTTGCCTTGGTCTGTGGCCCTAAGGAAAGTAAGAGCAAGGAAACTAAGGTATATTCTTTCTGTGACCTCAGGGAAAGAAAACCTCTGCAAGTCACTATGCCTTCTGATCACTTTGCCCTCAGATACATACTTTAAAAAAGGTGTTAACATACAGGTATTTATAGGACAGATGCAACATAATTTTATATTGACCGATGTGATGAAAACAGGAGATCATCACAGTTATGAACAATTTATTTCTTCACATAGTTTACCAGACCAGACATTCGAATACACCGGAGAATATTATACACTACACAATTATGATCTTGAAAAATATGATCGTAGGTTGGCACTGATTGACATGCGTATACACAACAACCGGTTAATAGAAAATCCAGGATACCAGAAAGACCTTAGCACTAGACTAGAACTACTGCACCAACAAGGTTTCAAGTTCATTGTTGCCAATCCGTGGGAGTCAAAGGACAACATCAAATCACAAATATTCGTCACAGGAGAAAAGATGAAACAGGTGGACATTCCTTATCCTTATCACCTTTGGACCGGAGACATTTCTTGGTTCTGGAACTATATGTATCACAAACACAAATACAACAAGTTCAACTTTACTCATGACCATGACGGGCACTTTTGGTTTAAGAAACACGAATTTCTGTATCTCAACAAGGCAGTAAGATCACACAGAACAAAGTTATACAACAGGTTATTAAAGGATAATGTTCTAGAAAACAGTATCTACACCTTTGTGAACTTGAAACCATCAAGAAGGTTGCCAAAAGAATACGAACTGCCAGGCATTGACCCAAAAGATTATCCTAGATGGGGCAAGGATCAAGATATCACAGAAGCACCTTACATAGATACTGTTTGTTCCATAGTGTCAGAGACAAATGACAATGATTATGAGGTGTTTATGACAGAAAAGATATGGAAACCCATAATGGCACAGCACGTTTTTGTGGTTCACGGCAACTACCTATACCTGCAGGCTCTCAGAGAAGCAGGCTTTAGAACCTTTGGATCATATTTTGATGAAAGTTATGATCTGGAGAGAGATCCAGACAAACGAATCGATAAGATAGCAAATCTCTGCAAAGAACTTAGGACAATAAACTGGCAGGACCTATATCTGCAAACACAGGCACTGAGAAAACACAACCATGATACTCTATTCAATAAAGAAAAGTTAAGTGAACAGATCAATAAAACTTTAGGTCTATTTCTTGAATTTGCTGATAGCAGTGAGGTTTCTTCTTGAGAATCCTAATCTATCAACAAGTTTCACGGCATTACCTGATTTATCAACTGCGACAAATCCTTCTGGTTCAGTGACCTCCAGTCCGCTATCTGTTTGTGTGAAAGAACCTATTGCCATTGCTTGGTTCATTTTCCTTAACACGAAAGCCTTCATCGTCTGCACGGCCTTGTAGAAAGTCAACATTGCCTGCAGTGGTTTCTTGGCCCTGTTTAGAAAAACCGGCATCTGTTTGATCTTGTCCTGTCTAAGTTGCAAAGCCTTCTGTGCCTTTAGTCCTGATATCTGCTGTTGCATTCTGTCGATGTAGAACTTTTTGAAGCCTTGCAAGAACTTGTTCACGTTGGTTGGAACTTGACCCTGTTTGACCATTGCGTTGATGTAAAGTTGAAATGTTGGCACAAAGTCAACGTTCTGTCCAAGCACGGTTGAAAGATCACGTGGCACGCCGTTTAAAAGTGATTCAAGTTTTTCTATGCCATTGAAGAATTGTTTGGTCTCTTCATCGGTGAACTTGGCACTGCCCGATACATCTTTGTAAGATGCATTGTCAAAAAATACTGCACTGTTTTGAGAAAAGGACTCCACGTCAAC